TCAGACAGCGAATCGAAACAGTCACCAAGCAATTAACCGGATTGCAGGAATACGTGAGGTCACAATGTTTGAAATGATCGGATATGGCGAAGGATGAGAAAACGAGAGCGTGAAATAACGCTGCTCTACGGAATGTCACTCATACGCGATGACGTTCTGAGCCACCCACTACCAAAGCGCTCAGCAAAAGACAGATTAATCACGTTCATGCATTACGCGTTTGCATTCGCATCTGTCATTACACTGGCAGCCTCATCGATCATCCTGATTTTATCGTTCATCCCCACTACGGGATAACAACCAACGGAGCCAACAATGGCAGACATTACCCAAATGACAGATGCACAGAAACTGAAGCTCGAAGTCTACCGCCTGGTGATGAATGACTCAGCCGCTACCGAAAAGGCCATTGAGTTTATCGCCGGTAATGAGCTGAACTTTGAACTGTTCAAAGATGCATATGCCAAGACAGCCAATGAGCCGACTGCGCTAGCTAAAACCGAAAAGGCGATTCGTGAAGCCAAAGAAGTCCTCGACCTGTTCACTACTGGAGTCTGACATGCCACTGAAGAAAGGTAAGTCGAAGAAGGTTATCGGCGAGAACATCGCTACCGAGATGAAAGCCGGAAAACCCAAAGACCAGGCTATCGCAATTGCCATGAACAAGGCTGGCAAAAAGAAACCCAAGAAAGGAGCTAAATGATGATCACCCAACCATGGCCTACATACTCAGATGCCAGTGGCGCATTTGTTCGTGGCTTACCGATTAAGACCCTGACACAGGCTGTGGATGGCTCAGCATTAGCCGAATTTGACGGACCATACCCAGACCAATATCTGTCTGCGCTCTTCATGTCTACGTTCAAGCCGGTAGTGACTGGCTACGTATTCCAGAGTCAGTACGGCGAACTGCTGTACATGAGCAAATCAGCTTTCGAAGCTCAATACACCGCAACAAGCACTCCGATCGCGTGGGGTTCAGTAACTGGCAAGCCGTCGACATTCGCACCAACCATCGGAACCACTGCTACTACAGCAATGGCCGGTAACAAAGTTCCGACCTCAACAGAACGTGGCGGTGTGCTTCAGCAGGCTGCAATTACTGCACTCACTGATTCGTCCGGTGGTACATCAGGTGGTAACACTGTACCGGCTGTTCCTGCAGCTACTGCTGCAACCACAGACACTACCGCTGCGTCACTGACATCTACCAACGCGGCCATCACTGCACTGAAAAACGATGTGGCAACTCTCGCTGCAAAACTGAACGCAGTAAACGCTGCAATCAAAGCTGCAGGTAATACGGCGTAACCATTACAAAGCTCATCTGCGGGTGGGCTTGATAATGATTAACGAGGAAACAGATATGGCAGCACCAAAGGGCAACCGATTCTGGGAGGCCCGCAGTAGTCATGGGCGAAACCCGAAATTCGAATCTCCTGAGGCGCTGTGGGCTGCATGTTGTGAATACTTCGAGTGGGTAGAAGCCAACCCTCTGTATGAAGTGAAGGCCTTCGCATTTCAGGGAGTGGTTACGCAGGAATCACTACCAAAGATTAGGGCCATGACAATATCAGGCCTGTGCATCTTCCTGGATATCACTCGGCAAACGTGGGGAACCTTCCGTGCAATGGAAGGCTTTTCTGACATCACCACGCGAGCAGAAGAGATTATCTACGACCAGAAATTCTCTGGTGCAGCAGCAGACCTACTCAACGCAAACATTATCGCCCGTGACTTGGGCCTCAAAGAGCAGTCGCAAGTTGAAGACGTGACACCTGATAAGGGAGATCGCGATAAGCGTCGCTCTCGAATTCAGGAGTTACTCAACCGTGGAAAGCGAAGCGATTCTTGATGAGCTTACAGAAGACGAGCAGATCGAATTGCTTGGGCTTCTGGAAGAAGAGGAGCGATACCGTGAAACGCACCTGCTGTATGAGTTCTCACCATATGGCAAGCAGCGTGAATTCATTGAGGCTGGCGCTGAATATCCAGAGCGCTGCTTCATGGCTGGTAACCAACTTGGCAAGTCCTACACTGGCGGCGCAGAGGTAGCATTCCATCTCACGGGTCGCTATCCCGGAACGAAAGGGTACCCGACCGATGGAGCGTATGGTGATACGTGGGGAGGAAAGCGCTTCTATGAGCCTGTTGTGTTCTGGGTAGGTGGCGAGACTAACGAAACCGTAACGAAGACGACACAACGAATCCTATGTGGTCGTATCGAAGAGAATGATGAGCCTGGCTACGGGTCAATCCCGAAAGAGGACATCATCAGTTGGAAGAAGTCTCCATTTTTCCCGAACCTTGTCGATCACCTTCTGGTGAAGCACCACAACGCTGAAGGCTTGGAAGACGGCATATCTATCTGCTACTTCAAGCCGTATTCACAGGGTCGAGCCCGTTGGCAGGGTGACACAATTCATGGTGTCTGGTTCGATGAAGAGCCTCCATACAGCATTTACGGAGAAGGCCTGACCCGTACCAACAAATACGGCCAGTTCTCAATGCTGACGTTCACCCCTCTGATGGGTATGTCAGACGTTGTAACAAAATTCATCAAGAACCCAAGCAAAGCGCAGAAGGTTGTCACCATGACAATCTACGACGCTGACCACTATAGCGATGAGCAGAAAGAGCAAATCGTCGCGTCGTATCCTGAACACGAGCGTGAAGCCCGCGCTCGCGGCATCCCAACTATGGGTAGCGGTCGAATCTTCCAGATACCGGAAGAGACCATTAAGTGTCAACCATTCGAGTGTCCAGGTCACTTCTACGTTATTAACGCTATGGACTTTGGATGGGACCACCCGCAGGCACAGATACAGCTGTGGTGGGATAAGGATGCAGACACCTTCTATCTAGCCAGAACGTGGAAGAAGAAAGAGCAAACCGCTGTTCAGGCATGGGGGGCAGTAAAGCCGTGGGCAAATAAAGTACCTACAGCATGGCCTCACGATGGACATCAGCATGAGAAAGGTGGCGGTGAACAGCTCAAGCAGCAATACGCAGATGCTGGGTTCATGATGCTATCTGATCACGCGACATGGCCTGATGGTGGCAACGCAGTAGAGCCAGGCATCAATGAGCTTAGAGACCTGATGCTTGACGGGCGATTTAAAGTCTTCAACACCTGCGAACCATTTTTTGAAGAGTTCCGCCTCTATCACCGAGATGAAAACGGCAAGATCGTCAAACTGAACGATGACGTTCTTTCTGCTGTTCGATATGGCTACATGATGCGCCGATTCGCGAAGATGATGCGTGATATTAAAACGCCAAGAGAAAAGAAAATACCGGCCCCAATTAAACCAGTCGCACGGAGAAGATAATGGCCGACAATGAACGACTCAATTCCATCCTGTGTAAATTCGACGCAGACTGGATGGCGAGCGACGAAGCCAGAACCGAAGCGACAAACGACCTGTACTTTAGCCGGGTGTCGCAGTGGGATGACTGGTTATCAGATTACACAACCCTGCAATACCGTGGTCAGTTCGATGTAGTGCGCCCTGTCGTGCGTAAGCTCGTTGCTGAGATGCGCAAAAACCCCATTGACGTGCTATTCAGGCCGAAGGATGGCGCAGACCCTAACAGTGCTGATGTGCTGATGGGGATGTACCGCACAGACATGCGCCACAACACCGCAAAGATATCTGTGAACATTGCTGTTCGTGAGCAGATTGAAGCAGGCGTTGGGGCGTGGCGTTTAATCACCGAATACGAAGACCAGGACCCAACCAGCAACAATCAGGTTATCCGCCGCGTTCCGATTCATGAGGCATGCACCCACGTAGTCTGGGATAGCAACAGCAAGCAGATGGACAAGAGCGATGCTATGCATTGCACAGTCATAAATGCTATGAGCCGTGACGGGTGGAAGGCATTTGCTGAGAAGAACGGATTCGATGAAGAAGAAACTCCGTCATTCCAGAATCCTGATATGAACTGGTTATTCCCTTGGCTGACCAGCGACGTTGTTTATGTTGGTGAGTATTACGAGGTAGAAGAGAAGAAAGAGACCGTATTCATCTATCAGGACCCACTGACAGGTGAGCCGGTAAGTTACTTCCAGCGCGACATTAAAGACGTTATTGATGAGCTTGCCGATAAAGGCATGATCAAGGTAGCCGAGAAGAAGGTTAAGCGTCGTCGCGTCTACAAATCAATTATCACCTGCACAACCATCCTGAAAAACCGTGAGCCTATCGCCGGCGAGCACATCCCGATCGTCCCTGTATACGGCGAGTGGTCATTTGCTGGAGACAAAGAGGTTTATGAGGGTGTTGTTCGCCTGACTAAAGACGGTCAGCGTCTGCGTAACATGATCATGTCTTTCAACGCCGACATCGTAGCTCGCACACCGAAGAAGAAACCTATCTTCTGGCCTGAGCAGATTGAAGGCTACGAGTATATGTACGGCGGTAATGACGACTACCCGTACTATCTGCTCAACCGTACCGATGAGAACAATGGAGACCTTCCTGTACAGCCTATTTCGTACATGGAAAACCCAGAAGTTCCTCAGGCCAACGCATACATGCTCGAAGCGGCGACTAACTCAGTTAGCCAGGTCGCAACAATGGGCGTTGATGCAGAAGCGGCAAATGGTCAGGTGGCTTTCGATACCGTCAACCAACTGAACATGCGAGCAGACCTTGAGACGTTTGTGTTTCAGGACAACCTCGCTACTGCAATGCGTCGTGATGGTGAGATTTACCAGTCAATGGTAAATGACATTTATGACGTTCCTCGCCAGGTAATGATGACGCTTGAGGATGGCACTGAGAAACAGGTTCAATTGCTCACACAGGCGGTCGATTACCAGACAGGTACGGTGGTGACACTTAACGACATTCGCGGTCGCTATGAGTGTTACACGGACACAGGGCCATCATTCCAGAGCATGAAGGAGCAGAACCGGGCAGAGATTCAGGAATTGCTCGCCAAGGTTCCTCCTGGCACACCTGAATGGCAGATGTTGTTGCTTCAATACTTCACATTACTCGACGGTAAAGGCGTTGAGATGATGCGTGAGTACGCTAATAAGCAGCTTGTAATGATGGGACTGAAGAAACCTGAGACGCCTGAAGAGATGCAAATGGTTGAACAGGCTCAGCAGCAACCTAAAGAGCCTTCACCTGAACAAACGCAGGCTCAAGGTGTTCTGTTGCAAGGTAAGGCTGAGCTTCTCAAAGCGCAGAACCAGCAGATGCAGATTCAGGTTGATGCAGCGAAAGCTGAAGGCCAGAACCAGCTCAACGCGGCTAAGGTCGCAGAGATATTCAACAATATGGACCTGGATAAGCAGTCTGCTTTCCGGGAGTTCCTCAAACTCATGCAAAGTTACCAGCAGCAAAACAGTGACGATGCACGAGCCAACGCAGAATTACTTCTGAAAGGCGACAGTCAGCAGCACTCACAGCGCATGGACTTCGCCAACATCCTGCAATCGCAGAGACAAAATCAACCTTCCGGCAGAGCAGCCGAGATTCCTCAATAAGAGAGAGTTATATGTACCCAGAAACCACCGAAATTCAGGAAGCTGAAGGCTTAAACACGTCCGGCAATCAAGCAGCGGCATCTGCTGATGGCTCAGTTGTCGATAATGCCAATGACAACGCAGGGCATGATGAGGGCTTTGAGATCGTCCTGAAAGACGATGAGGCAAAACCAAAACAAGACCCGGCAACCAATGCGCAATTTGCACAGCGCCGCCTAGAACGCAAGCGTCAACGCGAGCTTGAGCAAGCGGCAGAAGCAGTTAAGCGCGGTGAATTGCCGGAGAACCTCCGGGTTAATCCAGACCTTCCTCCCCAGCCAAACGTTAATGACTACCTTGGTGATGACGCGCTGTACGGCAAGTACAACGGCGACACCGCCATGGCTATGGCTGCGCTGCAACAGGCTAATAACGAATGGAACCTGAAAGCACAGGATGCCAGAAGCAATGCTGTTGCTGAGCAAGGGCGCAGGACTCAGGACTATACCCAGCAATCAACGCAATACGTCGAGGCTGCCCGCCAGCACTACGACTCTGCCGAGAAGCTAAACATTCCTGATTATCAGGAAAAAGAAGACGCATTTATGCAGTTGGTTCCACCACAGATTGGCATCGACATTATGCGTTTATTCCCCGGCAAATCCGCTGAGCTCGTTTATCACCTGGGAGCAAACCCAGAGAAGGTCCGTCAACTGATGTCGATGGATGGGCAGCTAGCGCTGATTGAACTCGCTCGACTCTCAGAACGTTTAACTCTCAAACCTCGCGGTAAGCAGATATCAAGCGCCCCCCCTGTAGATGAGCCCATCACTGGTGAAGTTGTGGCTGCCAGCGTGGCTGCACTCAAGAAGAAGATGGAAGAAGCATCAAGCAAGGGCGACGTAGAGACATACCGCAAGATTAAGAAACAATTACAAGGAATCCGATAATGGCTCTTAACGAAGGTCAAATGGTGACTCTGGCTATCGATGAAGTAATCGAAACCATCACCAGTCTCACCCCTATGGCTCAAAAGGCCGGTAAGTACACCCCACCTGCTGCAGAAATGCAGCGTTCAAGCAACACCATCTGGATGCCTGTTGAGCAGGAATCACCAACTCAGGAAGGCTGGGACCTGACAGGTCAATCAACTGGCATTCTGGAGCTTAACGTTCCGGTAAGTCTTGGTGAGCCCGATAACGACTTCTTCCAGTTACGCGCTGATGACCTGCGAGATGAAACCTCATATCGTCGTCGTATCAACGCGGCCGCCAAGAAGCTGGCGAGCAACTGCGAAGTGAAAGTAGCTAACCTGGCTGCTGAAATGGGCTCTCTGGTGGTTACCAGTGATGACCCAATCGGCACTGCAGCAGGTAGTGGCTGGGATTTCGTAGCAGACGCAGAAGAAATCATGTTCTCTCGCGAACTGAATCGCGATTCAGGTCTGTCGTACTTCTTCAACCCGAAAGACTACAAGGCAGCCGGTCACGATCTGATTAACCGCGACATGTTTGGCCGCATTCCTGAAGAAGCGTACAAAAACGGCACTATCCAACGTCAGGTTGCTGGATTTGATGACGTTCTGCGCTCTCCTAAGCTTCCAGTACTGAATGCGTCAACTGCTACCGGGCTGACTGTTAGCGGCGCACAGAAATTCCAGCCTGTTGCGTGGGATTTGGATGCTGATGGTAATAAGCGCAACGTGGATAACCGTCTGGCAACAGTGACCCTGTCTGCTACTACCGGCCTGAAGCGTGGCGACAAAATTAGCTTCACCGGAGTGAAGTTCTTGTCGCAGATGGCTAAGAATGTTCTGACCAATGACGCCACTTTCTCTGTGGTTCGCGTTATCGATGGCACTCACATCGAAATCACGCCGAAGCCGATTGCACTGGATGATACCGCGCTGTCACCTGAGCAACGTGCTTATGCCAACGTGAACACCTCGCTGGCTAACAGCATGGTAGTGAACGTGCTCAATACCACAACTACGCGTACCAACGTGTTCTGGGCGGATGACTCAATCCGTATCGTGAGCCAGCCAATCCCGGCTAACCACGAACTGTTTGCTGGCATGAAAACCAAGTCATTCACCATCCCGGAAGTTGGACTGAACGGTATCTTCGCTACTCAGGGTGATATCAGCACTCTGTCTGGCCTGTGCCGTATCGCTGTGTGGTATGGCGTCAATGCCACCCGTCCAGAGTCAATCGGTGTAGGTCTGGCTGACCAGGCGTAAACAAAGGGGCTTCGGCCCCTTTCGTCTTTGGAGTAAATCATGACGCAAATGGTATATCGCCGCGGTGATAACAGAGTCTGGAAAGGCGTTGCTTATGACTGGGAAATTATTCCAGAAGAGGATTTGGCTGAATACCTTGATGCTGGCTGGGTTGCTCACCCTGACGACCTTCTGAAAGAAGACGCAGAGCCAGAGAAGAAAGAACGCAAAAAGCCAGGTCGCAAACCTAAGGCGGAAACAGATGAATTTCACGACTAAAGGCGATCTCGTTCTCGCTGCGTTACGTAAGTTGGGCGTCGCCTCGAATGCCACGCTAACCGATGTCGAACCTCAGTCCATGGAAGATGGGGTTAATGACCTCGAAATGATGATGGCTGAGTGGTTTGAAGGTAGCGATGATACGCCGGGAATCGATGCAGGTTACATCTTCTCTGCTGATGATGTTGCTCCAGACCCAGGCGATGCCCACGGGCTCACAACCGGAAAGCTCAGTGCTGTGTTTCACAATCTTGCGATCAGGATTGCGCCTGATTACGCGGTAGAGCCAACTGCAAAAATCATCACCACTGCGAGATATGGCAAAGAGCGACTGATCAAACAGTCAGCCATGTCACGCGCAAGCAGAGCTAAATGTAAGTCCGGTTATCCAAACCGTATGCCTGTTGGCAGTGGAAACAGACTTGCCACCTATAACGGCTGGAATTTTTACCGGCGCAAGGAACCATGTGATAACGGGAGCGAATAATGCCAGTTCAGCAGCTTCCATTGATGAAGGGCGTCGGCAAAGACTTCACCAATGCCGATTATGTTGATTTCCTGCCGGTGAACATGCTGGCAACGCCGAAAGAGGTGCTCAACTCTAACGGCTATCTGCGCTCATTCCCCGGCATTAAGAAGCTCCAAGATGTTGCAGGGGTGAGCCGTGGCGCGATGTATAACACGCATGAGAATGCTGTTTATCGCGTTTGTGGTCCTAAGCTCTATAAATCAGGTGAAGATGCTGGAGATGTAACTGGAGTTGACAGAGTAAGTATGGCCTGCAGTTACAATAGCCAGGCGGTTGGTGCAAACGGAACGATGATCCTCTACCGTTATGACGGGACGACGAAAGCTCTTTCTAACTGGGCAACATCAACAGGGTATGTTCAATACGATTTGGGTCTGTTGCGAGATTTATGCAGAAACAGATCGCGTTATATATGGAGTAAGGACGGAACAGACTCATTTTTTATAAGCGACCTGGAGGATGAGTCAAAGCCCGACCGTTACGCAGCTGAGTACCGGGCAGAAAGTCAGCCAGATGGCATTATTGGCATTGATAATTGGCGTGATTTTGTAGTGTGCTTTGGAACTTCGACCATTGAGTATTTCAACCTGACAGGAAACGCTTCTGCTGTGGGCGTGGCTATATACCAGAGCCAGCCTTCGATGATGGTTCAGAAGGGCATTGCTGGAACGTACTGCAAAACGAAGTATGCCGATACTCACGCAATCATCAGTCATCCGGCAACCGGCGCACCATCTGTTTACCTGATTAACTCAGGTGCTGTCCAGCAGATAGCCACTTCAACCGTGGAGAAGATCCTGCAGAGCTACAGTGCAGATGAACTTGCTTCAGCATACATGGAAACAACGCGTTTCGAAGCTCATGAGTTACTGATTATCCACCTTCCTCGTCACGTAATGGTTTATGACGGCTCAGTAACTCAGGGTGGTGCTCAGTGGGCAATCCTCAAAACAGGATTCAGCGATGATGTATATCGCGCGGTTGACCTCGTGTATGAGGGTAACACGATCACCTGCGGCGATAAGCTAACAAGTCAGTTGGGCGTAATGGATAAAGCTATATCCAGCCAGTATACAGAGCAGCAGGAGCATTTGCTCTATACGCCGCTGTTTAAGGCAGACAACGCCCGCGTTTTCGATTTTGAGCTTGAATCCAGCACAGGAGTATCACAGTACGCAGAACGCATGTTTATCTCGGCCACTACGGATGGGATTAACTACGGACGCGAGCAGATGATTCCCTGGAACGCTCCATTCCGTTATGACCAGCGAGCTATCTGGAAACGACTGGGTCGAATTCGAAAAAACATCGGGTTCAAGATACGAATTATCACCTCATCACCTGTTACGCTTAGCGGGTGCCAGGTAAGGATAGAGTGATGGCAGATGAACCGGTAAAGGTTAACGTGCAATCACGCCGCGTTGACTCATCAATCCTTCCCAATACATTCAGTCAGCCATACCGCCTATACATAATCCAGCAAAATACCGACATGCTCAGCATAGCTAACGCTGCTAACAATGCTGGTGAGCTTGCTTATGAGGCGACGGTAAAGAACGAAGAGCAGGACGTCATCCTTGCTGACCACGAGAGCAGGATTTCAGCCTTACGTGTTGAAGTGGACGATCACGAAATCCGCATCACCGGAAACACCTCTGCAATTTCAGCGCTATCGGTAAGAGTTACGACCTCTGAAGGAAATATCACAACTCTTCAGGCTGATGTTTCAACGCTGCAGTCCAACGTTTCATCGATTGATACACGCGTCACTACAGCAGAGGGAAATATTACAACCCTTCAGGGCGACTACGTTTCGAAATCTGCAGTAGCATCGCAAACACTGGCATCCCCCCTTAACGTAGCATCATCTTACTCTGTAGGCGGAACGAAGGTCGTAGGTGCTCGCAATACTGGCTGGACTGCATCCACTGGAACAGCGTCAAAGGCTGGTATCAATGGCAGCACTACATACACCGTGAGCGCTACTTACACGCAGTCAGAGGTTCAGGCTATAGCTACAGGCCTGCAGCAGGTAAGACAGCTTGCGGTTGCCTTACAGACAGCATTAGGAGCAACATCCGGTCACGGGTTGATAAACGCATAATGCAAATAAAGCTCATCGATAATCCGGTGAAGCTTGCAGAATTTCTAAATAATCCAGAAAACACAGGAAATATCGTAGACAGCGGAGACAAATACTTCATCAAGCCTGATGCGGTATATCTCGGCATCTACGAAGGAATCTTGCTGGCTGGTGTTCACGAAGTGCGAAACTTCTGGCACAGCGTCGTTGAATGCCACGCCATCTATTCTCCTGGCTTTCGTGGTGAATACGCCCTCAATGGTCACCGTTTATTCTGCAAATGGCTTCTCGATAACTCCCCATTCCTGAACAGCGTCACGATGGTTCCCGACACCACAAAATATGGACGAGCCCTGATTCGTCTGCTTGGTGCTACGCGCATTGGTCACCTTGACGACGCGTATATGAGCAATGGGAAACCTGTCGGAATCACTCTCTATCAATTACCTCGCTCGAAATATGAGGAGCTATTAAATGCTAATTCATCAGATTGCCCATAAACACCTCAACAATGCGGTGTATCAGAAGGGAGGGGATGGTGGAGCTGGCGCACAGGCAGATGCAACCAAGAAGGGTATCGAGCTGCAGCGCGAAATGTGGCAGACGAACATGCAGAACCTTGCACCGTTCACTCCACTCGCCCAACAGTATGTCTCTCAGTTGCAGAACCTTTCCACGCTACAAGGGCAGGGTAATGCGTTAAATCAGTATTACGGATCCCAGCAATATAAAGACCTGGCTAATCAGGCTCGATACCAAAGCCTTAATGCCGCCGAAGCAACTGGCGGACTTGGCTCTACTGCAACCAGTAATCAGTTGGCTGCCATTGCTCCAACACTCGGTCAGAACTGGCTTTCAGGTCAGATGAACAACTACCAGAATCTGGCAAATATTGGGCTTGGAGCCTTGACCGGTCAGGCTACAGCAGGACAGAACTACGCAAACAACGCTAGTCAGTTATACCAGCAGCAGGCAAATGCAGCGGCGGCAGGAGCAAACAGGCCATCAACATTCCAGTCTGCTCTTGGTGGTGCGGCATCAGGTGCTATGGCTGGAACTGCGATTATGCCAGGCTGGGGCACTGCAATCGGCGCAGGTGTTGGGCTGCTTGGTTCACTTTTCTAAGGGGATATCATGGCTACATGGCAGCAGTCAGGTAACCCGGGTGGGTTGCTGGCAGGTCTTGGCGGGGTAAATACAAACGCACCACAAGCCAGCGATGCAAATACAGCGCTAGCATTCATCCGGCAGAATAACGAAGACGAGCGCTCAGGACGTAACAACATTGGCTTGCAGGCATTGCAGGGAATTGGCTCTGTGATGGATATCTACAAACAGCAGGAAGGTGCGCAACGTAAGCAGCAATTCCAGCAAGCTTATGGTCAGGCCTACGCATCAGGTGATCGCAATGCCATGCGCCAACTAGCAGCACAATTCCCTGACCAGGTAGATGCCGTACGAAACGGCATGAAGTTTGTCGATGAAGACCAGCGATCAACTGTTGGTAATCTTGCTGCCGCTGCTCGTTTAGCTGCTACATCCCCTGAAGCAATGGGCACATGGCTGCAGAATAACGCCGCAGACCTACAGCGAGTTGGGTTAGACCCTGCAGAAGTCGCACAAACCTATCAACAAAACCCGCAGCAGTTCGGTGAATTTGTGGATCACCTCGGAATGGCTGCACTTGGTCCTGTTGATTACTTCAATGCACAGGACAAGATTGTTGGACAGGCCCTTGATCGCGACAAGCTCAACGAAACTATCCGCAGCAATCAGGCTGGCGAATCTCTTACTGCGCGAGGTCAGAATATCACCGCACGTGGTCAGGATATATCAGCCGCTACAGCTCGCCGTGGTCAGGATATGGCAAATCAGCGAGCTAACGCATCTGGTATCGCGGGTAGCGACGGGCGCAACGTACAATTGTCAGATGGTCGTACAGTGCAAATCGTTGGCAAGCTTCACGGTGCTGGTCAGAACGCTTTCTATGAAGGCGTAGACAACGCAGGAAACACCGTTCGCGTTCCTGCAAGCTCAATCGCAGCGCCAGCAACATCGGCTGCCTCAGCTCAAAACTACGCAATGTCTAAAGACCTTAACGCAATCCTGAATGCTCCAACTGACAAGCTAGATTTCATGACTGGTGTTACAGGTGGTAATGGCTCTCCATCATGGGATGCAGAAGTCCGTAGCCGTCTTGGTGGCGGTGAGCAGCGCCAGTTATTCAATGCCACCAAACGCATTCAGGGCAAGATGCAGAATCAGGGCATCGCAGCAGCAAGGGATATGGGCGCATCAGGCATCAATACCGTAGCGGAAGCGAAGATGTATTTTCAGGGTATGCCGCAGGTCGACTACTCAAGCCCGGAAGCAATGCAGCAATCTCTGCGCGATATTCAGCAATACACCGACAACTACAACCAGCAGTACAGCGTAGATGTTGGAAATCGAGGTGCTCAGTCTCAACCATCACGACCGGTTCAGCAATCTCAACCAGCACAGCAAGCACAGCAAAGCGCAGGCTTCTCTTCACTATGGGGTGACTAATGGCTAAGGCATGGAAAGACGTGATTGCCTCGCAACAGTATCAGGCACTATCTCCATCTGAAAAGGCACAAGCTCAGGCGCAATACTTTGATGAGGTAGTTGCGCCACAGGTTGGTGATAAATGGGCGCAGGCAAGAGATCAGTTCTATGCCGCATATCCGCCACCACAGCCAGAGCAACAACAGGAGCAACAGCCTGCTGCTGATCAGGATTCTTCACAACAACAGCAGCAAGGCGGCTTCCTTTCTGACCTCGGGAGTGCGGCAGCGGAAACAGGGCGTGGATTGCTCCAGGCTGGCGTTAACCTGGCAAACATCCCTGCATCAATGGCTGATGCTGTGGCGAGCGCAGGGGCATGGGCTGGTAACAAGCTTGGATTAGGTGATGGAACATACCAACCAGCACCACGCGTGACAACAGAAGGTTTGGCGCAGGATTTAGGGCTTCAGCAAGGTGCATTAACCCCACAGACCACGGAAGGTAAAATCTTCGCTGAAGCATTACCATACCTTGCCCCTGTAGGTGCTGAGCGAATCGTCACTCAAGCTCCGACGATTGCCGGTCGTGTAGCGCAAGGAGCATCACGACTGCTGGCAGAGAACGTTGTGGGTTCTATGGCTGCGAATAGCGAACAGAATAACCCGTCAGCACTGGCCACCGACCTTGGAACTGGTGTTGTATTGGGAGGAGCAATTAATCAACTTGGACGCGTTGCTGGCGCTGCATATCGTGGAGTAAAAGGTGCAATCTCTCCAGAGGCACAACAGGCGATCAGATTTGCTAACTCTGCGGATGTTCCTCTGCATACAACTGACGTTCTGCAGCCAAATTCCCGCGTCGGGCGAATGGCTCAGACCACAGCGGAAAACATTCCTTTCGCTGGTACAAGCACCATGCGAGCAGGGCAGCAGGAAGCTAGAAGCCAACTGGTGAATGAGTATGCCTCACGATTTGGTGATTACGACCCGTCAATTGTGATTGGCAGCCTCAAATCCAAAACAGCCGGTATCAAACAGGCCGCGGGGAATCGCCTTGAGCAGGTGCAAAATGCCATGACTGGAGTAGGCATACAGCCCACCAGAGCACTGCAGCAGATTGATGATGAGATAGCCAGTCTTCAGAAACTGGGCAAGGTCGCAGATACAGACACAATAAGTAAACTCCAGTCATATCGTGATGAGCTGGCAGGCGGTAACGTTGATTTGCAGCAGTTGAGTAATCTGCGCAGCCAGTTCAGGCAGGATGTTAAGGGTGAGCGGGTCGTCATGCCCAATCGTTCTGATGCGGCTATTCAGCGCGTTTACAGGGCTATGACCGGAGACATTGATAGCTCCATTGGTAAGAACCTTGGCGACGACACTCTACGCCGCTACAAGCAGGCCAACGCTGTATACGCAGATGAGGCCAGCAAACTCCAGAATACCCGCCTGAAGAATGTGCTGATGAAAGGCGACCTTACTCCAGAAGTAGTTAACAACATGCTTTTCAGTAAGAACAAGTCTGAAGTGCAGAACCTCTACAACTCAGTCGGCCAGATTGGTCGCGCCCAAATGCGTAACGGCATTATCGGTAAAGCAATGGAGAAATCTGGCGGTTCGCCTGACCAGTTCCTGAGACAAGTTAATCTGATGTCTAACCAGACGGGAATCGCGTTCAAAGGGAGAGATGCGGCGTATCTTAAAGGGCTGAAGAACTATCTTGAGTCAACGAAGAGAGCAGGGCAGGCAGGAGTTACAACACCAACCGGACAACAGACTATCCCATTCATTATGGGTATTGGCACTGTGACTAACCCTGCTTTGATTGGTGTTGGTGGTGGCTATGGGCTGCTTGCAAGAATGTATGAGAGCGAGCCAGCACGTAATGCAATGCTGCGCCTGGCTAATACTCCACGCGGCTCTACAGCATTTGAGAAAGCGTTATCTGATGTTGAGCGAGTAGTTAATTCATTCGCTCAGGGTGCGAAATCTGAGGCATTAAGTGAATAGGGCAACACCTACACAGATGCCAAAGATTAAGAAAGCAAAGTTCAACCAGTCACGTTCCATAAACCCTCCATTCATTTAACTAATTATAACCGACCTTAATGCAACGCTGCGCAAGTTTTAGCTTGTGCGGCTTTGCTGCGCCCGGAGCACAGTAAATGTCAGATATCACCGCAAATGTAGTGGTAACGAACCCGCGCCCAATTTTCACTGACTCGCGCACATTTCGCGCAGTGGCTAACGGGCGCATATATATCGGCCTGATTGATACAGACCCGACAATTCCGGCCAATCAGATCCCAGTTTACATCGAAAACGAAGATGAGAGTCTCGTTCAAATCCCGCAGCCACTGATTGTTAACGCTGCCGGTAAAATAGTGTACGGCGGCCAACTTGTGAAAGTGGTTACCGTAGCAGGCCATAGCATGGCTATCTACGATGCATATGGCTCACAAGTCGATTACATAGCTGACGTTCTCAAATATGACCCTGACCAGTTCAGGCCGCAATTAGCTTCATTTGACCCACCTGGAACAAACCTGATTGGCACAAAGGGCGGCGTTAATCTCACGCAATACCTCGATCGCGTATTCATGTTTATCGACGATCTGCCTGGTGTAGACAAGACGGGTGTTCTCGATAGTTCTGCCGCGCTGAACACGGCTATCTCTAATTACACCGGAACAGGTGTTAAATTAATAGGAAATGCTTCAAGTACATATCGCCTAGAAAGTACTATTAGTTTTATTGGTTTCGGTAGAATAGATCTTGACTTCAATGGTGCAATAATCATTGATAACGTTCAGGGTTATATTCCTGATGCAGGCAACAGAGGAAACCATACCTTTGTAGTTTACAATAACACCGGACCAGTAAGAATCGGAGGATTTAAATACACCACTGTTTCAACCCGCGCTAACTCATTTGATACCAATGGTAATTCAACCTGTCTATTCTGGATAGGCGGGCAGTATCTTGGAACGCTAATGACCAGGGATGTAGAATTGCACGATGTAAGCGCAGATGGTCACGCTATTTATCATGGGTTTGTCATTGCGAACCTTGGCGAGTGTGATGGACTCACAGTACGTCGATTCCTGATCAAGAATGGGTCATGGAAATTCGGAATGAATCCCGAATACGGAAGGCAACCTGTTGACCCTTCCGTAGACACAACACTGAATAACGGCAAACACCCATACAATATTTATGTTGAAGATTTTCATTGCGAAAATCTACCAAACATGGATGCCTGGCTCAGGGTTGCATCATGTTATAATGTCAAATATTTCAACTGCACTGCATATAACACCCCTAACTTCATTGTTTTCTACAGTGGTGATAGAGGAATAACCAGGTACAGTCAGAACGTAGTGTTTGAGAACTGCAAATGTAAAAACCCAGGTCTGACGCAGGCTAATAATAATGTATGGGTTATAGTAACAAACAAGGACGGTTCAACAGGAGAAGATCTTCCTTCATGGTCAAATCAGAACTTCACGGTTCAATTTATTAATTGTGAGTTTTGGAATAACCACGTGCTTGGGAGCTCAGGCCTGCGTTTTATGGGCAATAAAGGAAAGACGACATTTATAGGGTGTATATTTAAAAACTCTTATTATGGTGTCAACGCCCAACCATCGACCAACCCAACATATGATTCCAAGAATGGTCTTTCATTCCGTGATTGCATTTTCATGGATAACTTCCAGGATGTAATCATTGTGGGAGAAACCGGTGCTTTATTTGATCACTGTACATTTAAAAGTGGTGAATCAACAACGCTGAATCCATTCGAGATCGGTAGCGGATGCCAAGGGCTGACAATACAAAACTGTCTTTTTGATGAGATTTTAGTATCTGGTCTTCCTTACATCAAAAATGCGTCGTCTGATGTCACAATTGAAAATAATACTTTCTATATGAAATCAGGCGCTGACTATGCAATAACGTCTACTAACCGTATGTTTGGTTCGAGAAACAGACCATATGGCTCATCAGCGTCTGTTATTGCAAGTCTAACAGACAGTGCAGTTACCGCTTATCGAGTTATTGGTGATGACAGCGCCCCTAAACTACTCAGTGCTGTAGGGGCATCTACTGTTAATTTTGAAATCAGTGACTTTTGGAACTGCAATGCCGCAAGCTTATCGGTATCCAGGATAATAGGAGGAAAGACTGGGCAAGTGGTTACTTTCCGTGGAACAACAGGTGGTGCCAGCGTTGCATTCTTAAACAGCGCTAGCGGAGTGTCTTCAGATCAACGTATCGTTAATAAAACGTTAGCGGACCAGACAATGACTGGTAATAACTGGTCAAAATCATATAAAAAGATGTCAGATGGATGGTGGGAGATATAATCCCACCATTTTACTATTTATATTGATATAGGTCAGAGCCAAACCCAAAACCCCATTCGATGCGATAAATGAGGGTGTAATCATTCTTCAGGATTGAGCACACCCTCTGCATTGATGTGGGTTTATCACAGTAAAAGTTTGATGTCATGACCAGTTCAGGAGATTTTTTAAGCTCGGCGACAAAGAATTCTTCTTCCTTGTCACGAAAGACTAACTTAGTGTGCGCATTCCAGATAAATGGCATAACCGGATAAATGTCAGCCATATATACGGGAACATGAGAAGATCTGATAGAAAGGACCTTTCTGCCATCAACAATCCGTTTAAGTTCATCAAATTTTGCACTAGCACCTTCTCTGAACTTGACCGCATTGTCATTATTTATTCTACGCATTGTTCTTACATCATTGCTAAATGTATATGAGAAAATTGACATCGCAATTACTACCCCCATAACACGTATTTTATTTATTATCACGAGCGACATGCAGATTGGCACTACTACCATTGCGAAATAGTGAGGAGCCATTTGCCTTGGGGCTATCATTGATATGATAACGGAAGAAAATAAGAGTAAGCTAGTTATAGCGTCTTTGCGTCGATTATTGATAATGCAAGCGACAATCGCAGGAGTCATGAATATTGAGGAAAGTAATATACCTGGAAGGAAATGCATAAGTGTATCTGTATAAGTTCCCTCAGAACCGTACACAGAAAGGAAAGATATCTGCGGGCCGAAATAATTTTCAGTAATACTCGATGTGGCTATTATTGGAACAAAAACCACCGAAAGACCCACTATTACCCCTAATGAGTAGATGATGCATTTTCGTAATGCACTATGAATCCCATCTGAGAAAAGAAGATATAGCGTAGGCAGTGATAATATCACACCGGACAGATAGTTAGTGTTAACACTAAGTATCGCCACCAGTCCTGAGATGAAGATAAGACCACCGCGATCTGACCTCAACGCATACAATGAAATGAGAATCATTGAATTGTAAAGAATCTCCGTATTTCCAGAGAAGTCAACGAACGGAAGAGAAAGAACTGTTACAGATAATGCATAAAGCATAGTATTGCGATATGTACCATCTGCATATTTTGAAAGAACAGCACCTGAAACTATGTAAAATATAGATGAAAGGAATACGAAGAATCCCATTTTGAAAGGGTAGATGGCTGTTGCTATTGCATAAATGTAAAACAAAAACGCTGGTTTGTGATCGAAAGCGTATGTATAAGGAAATTGCCCGTGATACAGGATCCCTTCGCCAATAATCTTATAAATTACGACATCATGATTCGTAAATGGGAATGGCAAATACTTATAAGCAATAACACCCATTACAACAGCACTAACACACTGTAGCGCTACGTTAATCCATTTATTTTCCATTTCCATCCCTCTTCAGTAAGTAACGTGGTCTACGCTTAACTTCCATGTAAATCCTTCCTATATATTCTCCCAGAACACCGATGCCTATCAGTTGAATTCCACCAAGGAATAATATCGAAACAAGAAGCGATGGATAACCCGGCACGTTATTGCCATGAAATAATTTGTCAAAAATCATCCATGCGCCATACATGAAAGCGAACCCTGCAACGAACAGGCCGATATAAGTCCACATGCGCAGCGGGAAGGTCGAGAAGCTGGTTATCCCCTCAAGAGCAAGGTTCCATAGCTTCCATCCGTTAAATTTGGTACTGCCGGCTACGCGTTCTGCGCGAGCATACTCAACAACATCGGTACGCCCACCAACCCAGCTCAAAACTCCCTTCATGAACAAGTTGCGTTCTGGCATGAGCTTAATGTTTTCCACAACTTCGCGAGACATCAGGCGAAAGTCACCGACATTCTCTTCGATCTGCGGGTTGCTTATTTTGTTATGCAGTTTGTAGAACCACTCGGCGGTTTTGCGTTTTAACCTTCCATCTGTAGAGCGGTCAGAGCGTTTAGCCAGCACCATATCTGCCCCGGCCTGCCATTTATCTATCAGGTGCGGAATGACTTCAATCGGGTCTTGGAGGTCAACGTCAATCGGTATGATCGCTTCGCCGGTAGCATGGTCCAGTCCAGCAAACAGAGCAGGCTCTTTGCCAAAATTACGAGTAAACGACAACGGAACTACAAGCGGGTCAGCAATAGCAATGGCTTTAATAATTGATTCTGTAGCGTCTTTGCTACCATCATTGATGAAAACGATTTCGACTTCATGCTGCTGTAACGACTCAAACTCACGAACTGTTTTATAGAAGATAGGAATCGCTTCCTCTTCATTAAACACCGGAACGACCAGAGAAATTTTCATTTCGCATCCCTAAAGACAATGAACTTTGAATAGATAAAGCCGCACACCAGACTGATGGCGGAGAAAACGATTAACGTGATGACAGGTGCCATTCCTGATTCATCAGCACACCAACCTACAGCCGCACTTAAGGTACCCATAAAGCCAACGTAGAGCATGTAGCGCATGGTCGTAGTAGAAGACTTGAAGGTGAATCTGGCATTGGCGAAGAAGCTGAATGATACAGCTACAACGAACCCGGCAAAGTTGCCAAGTGCTTGACCTGTGTGGAATGCATAGATGCAAATAGCGAAAACAACCCAGTGAATGAGCGTGTTAATAACACCTATCGATGTGTACCTGGCGAATAACTTTAACATTATAGAAATCAGTGAATTCGGAAAGGTCTGAAGTGTAGCACCACAAACGCTATTGATCGACACCGCCGAT